GTACTTGGTCGATTGATAAACCAGGTTCTTATAAGAATAAAAATGGTTTATTAGGTGAATGGAATGAAAAGAAGGAAAAAAATGGAAAAATCTGAAGAGTTAAAAGAAAAAATAGAACAAGGGAAAGTGGAAATTCCCATGGATAAAGAAAGCCAAAAATCCGCCATGTTAAGTTTATTTAAACCATTCCCTATCCGCCCCATTGATTTTAAGGAAGGTAAATAATGCTCCATCTAAACACACTTAAAATAATGAAAGATTGGGAACTTGATAATCTTGCCACTCTTTGTAATGCTTGTATGTATGGGTACGATCAGGACTTACACAAGGAAGCAGAGACACTGTTAGGGCACATATTAGATATAATGGAAAAAAGGAGGGTTGACAATGGAAGATAAAGAGCGTCAAGAGTATGAGAAGGAAATTAAAATACTTAAATCTCTACTCGCTTCTAAAACTGCTTTTGCTAACAAACTTATCCAGCAAAAAAAAGAGATATACGATAAAAACGGAGAGTTAATCCAAGAACTTAAAAAGTATCAAGCAAAGGACTATGAACTTAAAACCGCTAAAAGACTCGTTAAAATAGCAAAAGAAGCACAAGAAATTCAATTAAGAGCAGAAGAACGTGAAGGACAAAGAGAAAGCAGAGAAGTTTGATCTTAGATCAACTGTAGATAAACTTAGAGACATGGGGTTTGATCCATTAAAAGAAATGGTGGAAACTTATCAGAAGTCTAAACAGTTTGATGTTGCAAATATCGAAAATCCAATAGAGTTACTTAAGTTTAGAGCGCAAACAGCAAAGGATATTCAAAACTTAGCTTTTAAAGAAGAAGAAATACGGATTAAAAACAAAGAAGCAAGCAAGGGACAGAAAGGGGATAAAACTTTCTTTATTCCGAGTTTTGAAATGGTCGAAGAAAATGGGAAATTAATCCCTAAAAAGGTAATGCAAATTGAGCAAAGCAAGGATTAAAATAGCAGACCCAGGGGAACAGGTTGATCCTTCTGATTTATCAACAGAGGAAATTTTAAATTCCACTGCAAATATCTATAATCCAAGTGATTATGATTCGATTGTTGAAACCTTTAACCCAAAAGATGATAAGAATACGGATTTATGGGGTTCTTTTGAACCTACAAGGTATCAATACGAATGGATTAAGCATTTTACACAGCGTGGACCAGACGGACAATTTCTTAAAAACTTAGAAGGTGTTGCTGTTTGCCACCGAAGGTTTGGTAAATCCGTAGGTGTCCTTAAAGGAATATTCCTACAGTGGATGATGGAGCAAAGAGGGTTGTATTTACATGCGTTCCCTAGTTTAACTCAAGGAAGGACTGCTATTTGGAATGGTATCGGTAAAACCACTAGAAACCCAGAAGAGCAAGCAATTAACTATTTAGAATTATTCCCAAGAGAGTTATGGAAGAAGAAGAATAACCATGCAATGTCTCTTGAACTAAAGAATGGTTCGATTTACCAGATTGTAGGGGTTCGAGGAACAGATGGAACAGCAAACCATTTAAGGGGTTTAAACCCAATGGGGTTGGTAGCTGATGAGTTCGGCGACTGGCACGCAAATGTTATAGATGAAATCTTTGCACCGATCTTTGCACAAAATGGAGGTTTCTGCTTTAAAGTTGGTACTCCGAAAGGGGAAAATCACTTTTTTGAAGAATACCTTTACGCTAAAAGAAAAATGGAGGAAGGTGTTTAATGGGTAGATACGCAGCATGGTTACTAACTATAGAAGATACCTATTACAATGATGGTACTCCAATTATTAATAAAGAGTTTGTTGAGGAACAGTTAGAAAAAGGTGCAGACCCAGAAACAATACAGCAAGAGTATTACTGTTCTTTTAAAGCTTCTGCTTCTGGAGCATGGTTTAAACATTCAATGAAAAAAGTTGATGATGAAGAAAGAATAACCTTTGTCCCACAAGATATAATGATACCTACATACGGCTTTTATGACTTAGCACAAGGTGGGATTGACCTTTATACTTGTATCCTTGCGCAATTTCCTAAAGATGAAAAGGTTAAAATCATTGATTATTTTGAAATGCAAGGCTGTAGCTCTGGTGAGTTCATTGACACTGTTACGTCTAAACATACAGTACCTATTCATTTTTTACCATGGGATGGTGGGCATACACAAGATTATGTTACAGAGTCCACTAGCAGGGTTAATAAACTAAAAAAAGAAAAAGGTATTAATATTATTAAGGTTGATAGAGGGAAAAATGTAGCAGATGATGTTGAAATCTGTATGCGCTTAATGAATTATTGCTGGTTCGATGAAGGTAAATGTAAAAAACTAATTAACCATTTAAGAAACTATAAGAAGAAAAAGAATCAATCTACAGGTGTATACACGAATACAGAGGCAAGAGATCAACATACACATGCAGCAGCAGCTTTTAGAACTCTTGGGCTTGCATGGGATCGTAAAATCATTCCTAAACATGGTGGTTCAAGCCTGAGAGAGAAGATAAAAAGTATAACTGCTAAGACAATATGCAATTTGGGTTATAATTAGGAGAGAGGTTACAAATATGCTATTTGGTGGAGTGCCAGAAGATTTACCACAGAATTTAAGTTTAGCTTTTCTTAGAAGAGTTGCAAGAAAGCAAGCTTTAAGAGGTTTAGAAATGCTTTCAGAAAGAGTAGGTATCGCAGACTTTGATGTGAGTGAAACTACTTCAATGGATCAGTTAAGACAAAGACAAAAAGAAGAGAAGGCAAGAAAGAAAGGGATATTGTTACCACGCAAACAAAGGAATGAAAGTTTTGGGATAGTTGAGAATCAACAGAAACTTAGACCAAAAGATAAAGGATTTTTAGGGCTCTAATGGTAGGCGATCCACAAATCATCAGACAGTTTGATAGTGTAAAAAGTGTACGCTATAACTATGAAACGGAATGGCAAAAGATCAGTGAAGTTCTTGACCCAGAATCAAGAGCGTTTACAGTAACGAACACAAATGGCTACGTTTCAAGAAGAAAGATTTATGATTCAACTCCAGAAAGATCAGTTGATGATTTAACAAGTTCTTTAATGTCAATGCTTGCAATGCCTAACAAGCAGTGGGGTGTTTTAACTTTAGAGAACCCAGAAGTAGAACAAACCAGAGATATTAAGAAAGATTTACAGGTGGCGACTAAAAAAGTCCTAGCGCATTTAGCAAGACCTGTTACGAACTTTTATAACTCTCAAGCAGATTGTTTATTTGACTTTGCTGTTTACGGGCAGGGATATACTTATATGTACCCTGATACTGCTAAGAAAGTAGTTCGTTTTGCAAACATTCCAACACAAGAATGTTATGCCCAGCGTGATGCTTATGGTGATTTAACTGCTTGGTATAGAGAACTTGTAATGACCCCACTTGAGGTTATGAATACATTTTTTGACTCTAAGTATTGTCAATATTCAAGTGAAGATAAGAGATATATTAAAGAGTGTATTCAGAAAGACCCAACAAAAGAAAACTGCTTAGTTCACGCTATTATCTCTAAAGAAGAAGCAAAAGCGATCGGTGTTCCATATCAGGATAATAGACCATGGGTACAAGTCTTTGCAGATATTGACAAGAAAAGAGTTTTGCATGTTGATTTCTTAAAAAGATTTCCTGTTTTAGCTCCAAGTTGGACTAGAAAATCAAAGAGTCCATATGGTAGAGGTCCAGGGCATAAAGCTTTACCTGAGATTGACACTCTTAACGCTATGATTAAGACCAACCTTACTGGTGGTCAATTAATGGTTCAACCTTCTATGTGGACTCCATATGAGATGGTCCAGTCTGGTGTTTTAGATTTATCTCCAGGGGCAAATAATCTTTATTCAATTTCAGATGCAATGACATCTACAGGAATAGTTAAACCAGAGGCTTTACATATTGTTAAAGACCTTTCCTTCCCAATGGAAATGGAAATGTTTAGAAGACAGCAGATATCACAGATATTCTATTCAGATTTACTGCAAGAGTTTAAAAATGCTGAAATGTCAGCAACAGAGAGCCAAGTTAGAGAAACAGCAAGAAGTAGAAAGATGTCTGGTCCACTTGCTCGATATGAAGCTGAAAACTTAGATAGAGCTTTCGTATTTACTTTCGGTTATTTGTCTGATTGGGGCATTATTAAGATGAGTAGCTCAATTAAAGATAAAGATGTCATGGTTAGCTTTAGATCAGGGCTTTATGAGTCTTACACTATGGGTAAACTTCAATTATTAGAAAGAGCAACACAAGCACTTGCTAATCTGAAAGGAATACCACCAGAGTTATCACCTAACTTTAACCCTGAGAAATTGTTAGAGTACGTATTTGAACATGCAGGTGCAGATATGTCTGTCTTGGAAGACCCAGCAGTAGCAGATGAAAAGAGAGAGCAAGCTGCACAGTTAGAGCAAAGTCAAGCAGCGGCAAGCCAAGCGCAAGCAGTTAATCAGTTAAGCCAAGCATTTGGGGGTGCATTAGGTGCTTAGTTTAAGAAAGTTTTTTTCAGATAAGTTTGGTACTAACGTAGAAGCAAAAAAAAATGCTGTTAGAGATGCTTATTTTTATTTATCAAAAGAATCATGGGGGGAGTTAATCCTTGCAGATTTATTAGAGCAAGCAGCTTGTGATTTCGCTAGACAAGATTTAGTTGATTCAAACAAATTAGCATATGTGGAAGGTGCAAGAGCTATTGCTTATCACTTTCGCCACATG